GTAGGTGCTCAGGGTATTCAAGGTATTCAAGGTATTCAAGGCGCGATAGGGCCAACCGGTGCTGTAGGTGCTCAGGGTATTCAAGGTATTCAGGGCTCGACAGGTCCAGCCGGTTCTGGCGGAGGTAGTGGTGGCTCAACAACAAGTGTCGGATATTCGTGGGATTATATCCTCAACAATAGTAGTGCAAAAATTACAAAGGTGAATTTTGGAAGTTTGAACATCAATATGCTTACAACCCGTCTGCGCGGCGTTATACAAATAAAATTAGGCACAGGTATTTTCGATTATCCTATTATTTTTTTCAACAATAATCATAGTTATCCAAGTATTTCAACTAATACAAATGATTTATCAAGAACATTTAACATTACACATAGCTCTACATGGAGTAATCAAGATATTTATAATAACGCGAACACCACTCTTTTTACAATCAAACAAGATGGTTCGATGATATTCGCGAATGTTGCTTTACCACAGGTTGCGTCCTTTATGACAATCAAGTTTGATATTGATTTACAAAAACAGAAGAACAACGACATATTGCGACAAACTATATGTTCAGGAGAATGGACATGGACAAGTAAAATCGCGAATAGCCCTGCAAGTTACATCTATCACGGTTATTTCAATAGAATAATTGATATTGCGCCAACTGTCTCCTCCGTATTAGTATCTTCGTATAATTTTGATAGTAACCCAAATGATTCTTCACCGAATGGTAATACTCTTACAAATGTCGGTAGTGTAACATATACTACAACTGATTTCATACGTGGTTCTGCTGCTGCGTCATTCAACGGAAGTAATTATTTTCAAGTGACCAACGATGGTCGTTTTTCACCAGATAATTTAACGATTACTCTCTGGATTAAACCTAAAACAACGAGTACGGTTTATCAAACGATTGCGTCATGTCGTGGTGCTAGTCCATGGAGCGGATGGATGTTGCTTATTGGACCAGATAATGTTGGTAGTAATTTAGAAATTTGGTCATCTTTGAATGGAACCACTTTTACAGGACAAACTTCCGTATCTAATAATAATTTCGCACGTGTTGATCGGTGGATTCATCTTGCATTTACTTTAAATCGAACTACATCCGCTCTTGTCGTCTATATTGATGGAGTTGCTGTTACGACTACTACGTTGGGATATACAAGAAATCTAACAACAAACTTGCGTATTGGAGCGGGTACAAATGAACAAAGCGCCAGCTTGTTTTTGGTAAATGGAACGCTTATGGATGATTTTAATTTATACAACAGGATATTAACCGCATCTGAAATATCGTATATATATAGTTCTACTAGTATAGCCGCTTCAAATAGACAACTAGTAGCATGGTATAATTTTGAGGGTAATCCAAACGATTCTTCACCGAACGGTAATACACTAACAAACCATAACGCTGTATCTTATAGTACATCGGATTTTAAAGTAGGAACAGCTTCCGCACAATTCAACGGATCAAATTGTTTTGAAATAAATAATAATGATTTCCGGTTTACCCCAAATGAAGTTACAATTGCAATGTGGGTGAAACCATCATTGACCGGTTCGTTGGTATCTCTCGCGACATGTAGACAAGGAGATTATCCATATACGAATTTAAGAGGATATGCGATTTATATAGATGCAGCAAATAAATTACAAATTCTTACTGGTGGCGGTAGTTCACCATGGTCCTCATATCAAGCAACAGCCACTGTTCCTGTTTTTTCTAATGGAGTATGGAGACATCTTGCTATTACTATTTCTAGTAGTACTAGTCTTCTAAGTGTATATACAGATGGAGTATTTAGAGAATCTAAAAGCGGTTCATCATATATTTCTGTTGCAGATGCAAACAAGCGTTTACGAATTGGTGGGGGAGGTGATTCGACAATACCGGATCTCTTTGTAAAAAACGGCACGCTTATGGATGATTTCCGAATATATAATAGAGTTTTAACCGCATCTGAAATTTCAGCTATTTATACCGGCGTAGGAACAGATACAATTAATGACCAGATCACACTTACCAGTATAGGCGTTGGAGGTTATAATAATACTAGTGCGGCAATCGAGCATGTCACTATGAATTTAGAACCTGTTAGTTTACCAACGTTTTCATAATATTTGGATGTATCCGAGTGTAAAGATTTTATCTATAATTATGTACGTTTTGAAATCGGAATTATATATATATTATATAAATCAAATGAGCTTATTAAGAATTATACTAGGAACATCTAATCCCGATGTTAGGATTGCGCTTCAATATATAAATATTAATCCTACTGTTAGCGCAACAATTAAATATCAGCTAGTGAGTAATACAGAAGGAATAAAAGATTGCGAAATTACGATCGACGGGCTACAATACTCAGCTTGGGGAACAGATGATACAATCGTCTATCATATTATATGTGCTCGTCATAACCTTCAATTTGTGCCATATGTTGAACCGGAATTTTATGAAGAAGCATTCGTCTATAAAAATGATGTAGGTGAAATCGTTAGTGAAATGATTCGTAAGCCAAATCCAAAATATGTTAGGCCTGTGTCTTTACCTGCATCCGAAACCGCACCTGCTACTGAACCTTCGCCTGTTACTGAACCTGCGCCTGAACCTGCGCCTGCGCCTGCTACCGAACCTGCGTCTGAACCTGCGTCTGCGCCTGCGCCTGCTACCGAAATCGCCCCGTAAATAGCACATACAAATACATATAAATATAAAATCGTCATTTCATTATAAAATTCGCCCGTTCGTGTTCTCGAATTCTATAATGTCACAGTTATCACACCCACATGAACGCACTCGGGCTGCCCATCATCAAGAACTTCTCCAAGGTCTTACAAATGCCATCGCGGATTACCATATTATGGAGGGCGGATCCTTTCAACTCATTCATCAGGTTGCGCGACTTCGTGAGCTCGTGTCTCAGTCATCGCCGAAATCAATTATGGAAATTGGTTTTAATGCTGGACATTCCGCTCTCCTCTTCCTCGCGATTACACCACCCACCACCAAGGTTGTGAGTTTTGATTTAGGCGAATATGCCTACGTTTTTGCGGCGAAGCGTTATATCGACTCGGTGTTTCCGGGGCGTCATACACTCGTTACAGGAGATAGCACAACAACGATCCCGAAATATGAAGAGCAGGTTGCGCATCGAATGAAAAACCCGCTTACAGCACCGCCACTCCGTTTCGATTTTATTTTTATTGACGGCGGGCACCAAAACGATATTCCTATGAAGGATATTTTGAATTCGCAACGGTTGGCAGCGGGCCCGCATACTGTAGTCGCGGTTGATGATATATGTCGAATCCCCGAACGCCATGCGCATTATACGATCGAACCTACAAAAGCATGGCAACAAATGATATCAGCCGGTATGATTCAAGAACATGGGTTTGATGATTATTACGATCTTATGGTAAAGGATAATATAATTGATAATGAATGTCGGTCTCGGGGTATGGTATGGGGGCGCTATTGTTTTTCGCTGGAATCTCACGCAAACAAAAATGGATTGGCAGAGGCTGAACCTATATCCGCAGATAGGCGTATTCGTCATCGATACTACCAAAACAGCAGTAAATACATGGACCGCAATCAGATGTTACAAGAAATTCATAATCAGCATCATTATCATAAAAACCATGAAAAACTCGTTGCCGTTGCCGACATGTATTTGGACTATTTTCCAACCTACAACAAGCGCGACACGAATTATGTCCGGTTTTATCGCGCGAGTTCGAATTTCACGCTCAACCCACCCGAGGCAATCAAGCAGTTCGAAGAACTTGTGGATACACCTTCGCCCACGAACGGCGGTGGCGTCAACGACAGCGAGTCTGAACTCCCCGATTTCATCAAAGAAGCGTCGCTTGCTAATCTTGGTATGTTATATCCCGCCGACCCTTGCGCCGAAATTCCCAAAATCATCCATCTTCTTTATTTCGGCGAGACCGAGTTCTATAATTTTCATCATCGGTGTATTCATTCGATGATACAATATATGCCTGAATATGAAATCCGGATTTATAATGCGAGAGAACCCCCCGCAGAAAACCATTACTGGCAGGATATTAAAGGGCATCCGCGCGTGAGCATTCACAAGATGGATGCCCCGCAGTATTACGACGGGTTCGAGCTCAAGCATTTCCAGTATAAGGCGGATGTCGCGCGCCTTGAATTATTGTATGAGCATGGTGGCGTTTATTTGGATATCGATATGATTATTGTTCGTCCGTTTCATGAAGTATTCGCGTCGGGTCATTCTTTTTATATAAGTGAAGAACGTGAAGGTGCGAATGGTCGGGGCAGCGGCGCACTCATCAACGCGTTTTTGGCGGCGAAACCCAAGAACGAATTCATCAAATTATGGTTGAACGAATTCAAGTCGGGATTGCGACTGGGAATCTGGGCGCATCATATCCGGGATTCGAATAAACAACTCCTTGAAAATCATCCGCATTACCTACACAAGTATCGGATTCGCGTGTTAGACTGGAAGATGTTTATGCCGCTTCACTGGCAGGATACCGAAGCGTTTATTCGGTCGGAGACCGTGCCGTACGTTTTTCCGCCTGAGTCCTATGGCACGCATTTATGGGAGACGATATTAGGGGATGTTATGCGTAAAAATGAGTTTCTACATAAGCAGAAGATGGAGCTTGACATTTATCGGGTTCCTGTTCCTGTTCCTGATTCCGCCGCCGCCGCCACCACCGCCACCACCGCCGCCGTCATTGATACCGCCACCGACGACGCTGACCTAACAATCTATCCTGAATATTATCACCCTCTTCGAAATGATCAGTTTTATGATAAATATATTGTAAAAGGTAAACATGGCGGATATTTTATTGATATTGGCGCGGGGGATGGCGAGACCGGATCATCTAGTTACTTCTTCGAGAGATATCGTGAATGGCGAGGTCTCGCGGTTGAACCCGCAACGCATTATGAAACAGCACTCCAAAATACCCGAGCAAATCCTGTTGGCGCGGCTGTATCGAATGTAACATCATCGGTATCGAACGGAAGCGGGCGCGGCGCTATATTTTATGAATCTCTCGATCCACCGCATAGTGGTCTTAAAAGTGCGCTTGAAAATAATAAGTACGGTGAAGAATGGAGCCGCGTAGGGTTCAAATCATATAAAGTAGATACGATTACACTTTATGATTTATGCTGTCAGTATTCAGCGCCAGAGTATATCGATTATTGTTCGATCGATTGTGAGGGAAGTGAATATGAAATTCTCTCGACGTTCTTTGATGAAAACAAACTGTACGCGATTGAATCGTCGCTTTCGTCGTCGTCGTCGACAATTATCAACAAGAGTGCCGCAAATGAAGTATCTGGAGTTACGATGCTTGTTTTAAACAAGGTATTTTCTATTGGATTTTTCAGTATTCATGTTAGTTCAGAAAGGATATATGAACGGATTCGTGAGGCGATGAAACGTAATAACTATGATGAAATAAAGAATCCGTATCTCTCGGTAATCGCGCCGACACAATCGAGTGCGCACGATCGCATGAAATATTTCAAATTACGTATCACCGAAAATGATAACGACCGCGACAATAATAATGATGATGATTCACCCCAATTGAGTGATCGTTCGATTTCTTCGATTTCGTCTAGCGTTAATTTTACGCCTCAGGCCATTCAGACCCCACCCTCCTCGCCAGAAATGGCGGGAACGACGTCTGCGACGAGTCTAACGGCCGCATTTCTTACCACCCCTCCATTCGCGGAAGAGGTTGTTGTTATATGCCTACAAGAGCGCCCCGAACGAACAAAATATGTAAGCGAACATCTGACGTCTTATGGTATTCAACATTCAGTATTATTGAACAATATTCATAAAGAAGATACACGCGTCGGGTGTTTTCGTTCGCATATCAACGCGATACGTTATGCGGAACATAAAGGGCTTTCATCCGTTCTTATTTTAGAAGATGATGTCGTGATTCGAGAGAATATTCGTGATCTCGCAACAATTCCATTTCCAAGTGACGGAAAATGGGATATCTTATACCTCGGTGGTATTTTGACCAAATATGACGGGATCGACAAATCGCAAAAATGGGTGAAGGGAACGATTTGGTGTAATCATGCGTACTTGGTGAAAAAGCACATGTATGCACCGATTCTTCATTTGGTGGACACATTTCCCGATTTACCGGATTTGGAGCGTCGAAATATCGATTATATGTATACAGAGTATATCCAACCCAAGTATCAGTGCTGGCTTGCGAATGAACAATATATCATTCAAAAGGAAGGATATAGTGAAATCGATGGAAGAGTCAAATGGGCGAATGGGTTTGATTGGTCGACCTTTTCGATGAAGGTTGTTTGATATCAGGAAAAACTGGTCGGAAGTTCCACAGTTTGAAATTGACCTCGATGAATATCATTCGTTGCGTGGCTTTGTTCGCGAACCATTTCAAAGCCTGCCTGATAAAATGGATGCGGAAAACGGTCGTATGCGTCAATATATCCGCGAAAATCCATTTCGAGAAGCCACATGTCGAGAGGCGTTTTCATAAATAATGCGGTATCCGTTTCTACCGCATCTAATAATCGTTTCGCACCGCGTTGGCTGACCAAGTAAGCACCTGCGGTGCGAAATAATGGCGAATACCAGACATTACGCGTCCCTTGTATCACCGCGGGTGTGCGATTTCTGCGTTTGTAAATACCTGGAACGGGAGATTTCCGATAATGAGTTTCGAGAGATTCACTCGTCGTCTTTTGAAAAGGAAAATAGCATGGTGTTTCTCCATCAATATCATAACTAGGTGTCCATTGTCCACCGAGATACATAACATCGAATGTAAATACGTCGTCGTCGCCGCCACCGCCACCACCACCACCGCCACCACCGCCACCACCGCCACCGCCATCGGTGTGTCTTCGGATATCTCGTATTGTATCTTCAAATCTCTCACGCGATTTTTCCAAAAACATTACGTCGTCTTCAAAAACGAGTAAAAACTCGGAGCGATTATTCTGCGCATGCCCCTTCCATAACGAATAATGACTCAAAGAACACCCAACCTCACCGACCACGCGCGGATGATTGCGTATTGTATCTAACAAATCGGAGAATTCAAAATAATGTTTCGAGAGATTTTTCCCATCGATCGCCGGAAAACGACGGAATGATAACGGAGAATTTCTATAAAGATATTCCATTCGGTCTGGACGACGGTCTAAATTAATGACAGCGATATCGGTATCGGTGCGTATATTTTTATTATCGGTTTCCATGTTATTGGTTTCCATGTTATTGGTTTCCATGTTATTGGTTTCCATGTTATTGGATTATATATATACCAATATGGAATATTCGATTTATACTCTTTCTTTTTTATCATTCTATAATATCCATCGCCATCTTTAGGAAAACGTATTAAACCGTTCATTATTATAACAACTACTCAGTACAATCACATTATCGTCACATGTCATCCGTTAGTGTTGAAAATCAAGAACGCCCAGAGCCACAACAACCACAAGGACAACCGGAGATCGCTCCATTTGCGTCCGCCCATACTTCGTCTACGACCCCGACTGTAAAATCTCAAATCGTCGAACCGCTGCTTGAAGAAGACCAGAACCGGTTCGTGCTTTTTCCGATAAAAGATAATGCGATTTGGAACATGTATAAGAAACAGGTTGATTGCTTCTGGCGAGCGGAAGAAGTTGATCTCACAAAAGATGTAACACACTGGAACTCGTTGAATAACGACGAGAGATATTTCATTTCGATGATTCTTGCGTTTTTTGCGGCGAGTGACGGAATTGTGATGGAGAATTTGGCGCAGCGATTTATGAGCGAGGTTCAGTTGGCGGAAGCCCGTGCGTTTTACGGATTTCAAATTGCGATGGAGAATATTCATTCGCAAATGTATAGTATCCTTATTGATACGTATATCAAGGACTCCACAGAAAAAGATCGTTTATTCAACGCCATTCAACACGTTCCTTGTATCAAGAAGAAGGCGGATTGGGCGTTGAAATGGATCGGCGATAAACGCAGTACATTCCAGACGCGCCTCGTGGCGTTTGCGTGCGTGGAAGGAATTTTCTTCTCTGGTGCATTTTGTTCCATATACTGGCTCAAGAAGCGTGGTCTCATGCCCGGGCTCACCTTCAGTAATGAACTCATCTCTCGCGACGAGGCGCTTCATACCGAGTTTGCGGTGCTACTTTACACGAAGATGGTGAAGAAGATTCAGCGTCATCGTGTGTATGAAATTGTGCGTGATGCGGTGGAAATCGAGAAAGAGTTTATCTCGGAGGCGTTGCCGTGCCGTCTTATCGGAATGAATGCGAAACTCATGTGCCAGTATATCGAGTTTGTTGCGGACCGTCTCGTCCTTCAACTTGGGTATGATAAAATTTATAATGCGACAAATCCGTTTGATTTCATGGAAATGATCAGTCTTGCTGGGAAGACGAACTTTTTTGAGCGGCGGGTGGGCGAATACGCGCTAGCGGAGAAGAAGGTGGCGGATACGGTGTTTGAGTTTAATGCGGATTTTTAAACTTTCGTGAAGTCCGATGGTGGTCAGTGGCGATGTATTCGCTTCAACGACAAAAATATTCGCTTCAAAATTGTAAAAATCCATGAAATGTTGAAATTCATGGATTCTGATAGATGGGATTTTATGTTTCAATGACAAAACCGCCGAAAATATTTCGTTTAAAATGGCCGAAGGCAAGAATAACGAGAGATTTTGACTACATGGTTTTTGGACATTTTAAAAATGTCCATTTTGCTGTTTGCGTGCCGTCAATTTTAAACGCGAAATTCAAAACATCGAAAAAATGGGTTTGTGACCATTATGCTCACAAAACACATTTTCTCCATAAAAATCTGTGACTGAACTTTTTTTGTGGTTGGTTTGTTGAAGGCATTCACGTCCGTTTAGAATAATTATTGTATGGTGTATTTATATCAATGGCTACCGAAAAAAACTCCAAAAAAACTCCAAATTTTTCATGCGAAAAGTGTGACTTTACATGCTTTAAACAAACAGAGTTTAATCGACATATTGTTACGAAGAAGCATATTCGACTACATGACTATCAAAAAATCTCCGAAACATCCAATACGTATATTTGTAAATGTGGTAAGAAATATATTCATCATTCGAGTCTGGCAAAGCATAAACGAACATGTGATTCATTACATATACCATCAAGTGAAACAACCATAAATCAAAAAGAACCGGAGAATATTGTGATATCCAAAGAAATATTTATGGAATTATTGAAAGATAATCGAGAGATGATGAAAATCATAAAATCACTCGCAGAAAAATCAAACATTACTAATAGCACAATAAACACCAATAGTAATAATAATAATAATAATAACAATACCTTCAACATGAACATGTTTCTTAACGAAAAGTGTAAGGATGCGATGAACATGAAGGATTTTATTGATTCTATCCAGTTGAACATGACCGACATGGAGAATATGAACAGGCTTGGCTATGTCGAAGGCATGTCGAATATATTCATCGACAACCTCCAGAAAACCGACCTATACAAGCGACCAGTACATTGTAGTGATGTCAAGCGCGAAACCTTATACGTAAAGGAAAACAACCTGTGGGAGCGCGATGGCCCCGACCACGCAAAAATGACGAATGCGGTTCTTGCGGTGGAACATAAGAATGTGGTCCTCGTGAATGAATGGGCGAAAGCCAACCCGCGCTGCTTGAATAGCAATACCCGAGAGAATGACAAATACATTACGATGGCCAAGATTGTAACGGATGGAGAGAAGGAGGGGAATATTGATAAGGTGATACGAAAAGTAGCGAAGAGCGTGACGATTGGAAAATCTACATGAACAAAGCACGCATTCCAAAGTGTCGATTATTTAAATGAGCATGATGGGTTTGTCGCTGTAAAGGTATCGATATATCAGCATGTTGTTTGATATTTTGATATACCCGTCCGTTATTGGCTGCCGCTACCGCATCTGCCGCAATCCGATTTTGTCGTTCCTGTTCTGTTATTATCGGGCGGTCTTGTGGTATGGCTAGTCCTAACATACGATGATTTGTGCTTTGATTCATCATCATATTACGGTTCGACATAAAAGGTACATTTGCTTGAATCGGCATATTCACCGTATTTACACCACCATTTATTTTACGCATCATATTGGCTTGACTTGCTTGGCTGACTTGACTTGCTTGGCTAGCTTGGATTGCTTTACCTGTTTGGATTGCTTGAATGGAATGAATCTGTTTATTTGCGTCTACAACATACTCATTTTGTAGCTGTTTGATATTTCGGAGAGCGTTTAACGGAGAAACACGGATTTTATTGACCTTATCTAACGATTGTTCTTCGAAATTCAGTTGTGAATAGTGTATATATGTATCAAATGACGTTACATCGATCATATGTGTATCATTATATATAGAATGCGAAATATTCGTTATTTTCGATAATCCATCCGAGTTATTTGGCATAATCGATGTTGCCAGTTCATCGCGGCAGATGAGACGTTTCATTCCGTCGGCGAACTGAAGAATATTCATATTACCGATCGTAAAAAAATTACTTCTGTCGATTGTAAGCCCGAACTGTTTTGCCCGTTCGTGTATAAGATTGTCTTCCCCGCCCCATGCCCAGTAATTCGGGAATCCATTAATTCTCTCGAAATCG